GGTATTCCAAGGTTCGCCAAAGATGCTCAGCGGTCATACAACATCTCTCGTACCGCCATAGCTGAAACGGTCGCTGGAACGCCTCTATCAACGATATGGGCTACCGCTAAACAGGCAGAGGGTCATACTGGCAAGTGGGCTGAAGCTCACCAGAAGAACTTTCCTTTCCGTCTTTATAACTCTGATCCTACGGCCAATGGCCCTCCTACCAGAACGGGTGGGGCTGAGGTTCCTGTTGCTTTAATTCAAGAGTCCAATATGGCCTCTGAAGACATTAAGTCGGTGACGGGTATATTCAGTGCTGATCAGGGCGCCCCCAATGCTGCTACTAGCGGTAGACAGGAGATAGCTCGACAGCAGCAGGGTCAATTAGCCACCTTTAACTATCAGGACAATCAAGCCAAGGGTATCCGCAGAACATGGGAAATCCTTGTAGACCTTATTCCCCAGATTTATGACACAGAAAGAACTCTAAGGGTGCTGGGTAGTGATGATGGCGAGGACTTTGTGGAGATTAATACCTTTGCAATCGACCCTGAAACTGGCGAGCAGATCAAGATTCACGACCTATCTGAAGGCAACTATGATGTGACGATCACGGTAGGCCCAGGCTTTGCCACCAAGCGCCAAGAGGCTGCTGAGATGTACGGCGCAATGAATGACAAGAATGGAATGCTGATGGGTATAGCCGGTGATTTGATGTTTAAGGCGATGGATTTACCTTACGCAGAAGAGATAGGCGAAAGAATAAAAGCCACCTTGCCTCCCGAGATTCAGCAGATAATCAACAAGGATGCTCAGGTTCCTCCAGAAGTTCAGGCCATGATGCAGCAAGCTGAGCAAGCCATGCAGCAAGTACAGGGAATGGGTCAAGAGGTTCAGCAGGCAGCTCAAGAGGCTCAAGCTGAGAAGGCCATGAACGACAAGGATAAGGCTGAGATTAGAACATTAATCGCCAACCTGAAGACCGAGGAAGCTCAATTTGAGGCTAAGATAGCCAAGGAAATGGCTAATCTGTCTGAAAAGAATATGCAGGTTCAGCAAGACGCTCAGCAGGTAGAGACAGGAATTAACACGATTCAGGCTGGACAGAACCATGAGCAGGCAATGGCGGAGGCCGCTCAGTCAATGAACGCTATCGGCCAGATGTCACAACAGTTCATGGAGTACGCTGTAGGCATAATGAGCCAGATTGAGCAAAAGGCTGAAACCATACAGGACAAGCCCAAAGTCATTAGAATTGACTCTGTCAGGAAGAACGGCCAACTATCAGCCATACCGATTTATGAAGAAGCCGACCAAGAGGTTCTTGGGCAAAACATCGAGGAAACTCGCGAATGACCGTAGAAACTGATGCACCTGAACTAAGCGAAACTGAAACTGAGACAGTAACGACGGATGTTGTAACTGATGAGGTTACAGAGGTAGCGGACGAACAGAAGGGCGAAGAGCCATCGGAACCATCAACCGAAACAGTGGAAGCAAAATCTAAAGATGGCGTTTCCAAACGAATAGACGAGCTAACTAAAGCCCGCAGAACCGCAGAACGAGATGCTGACTATTGGCGGCAACAGGCGCAACAGAAAGAGCCTGAGAAGCCCGTAGAAGCCTTTGTGGAGCCATTAAAGACATTGCAGGACTTTGATTATGATGAGGCAAAGTATCAGTCTCATCTCTTCTCAAAGGCGCAGGAAGGGGCTGTAACTGAAGCCAAACGTGTGCTTAAAGAGGAGCAGAGTTTTGAGGCATCAAGCCGTAAAATCTCTAGCTTTAGGGGTAGAGAGGCCGAGTTCTCAAAAGATGTCGATGATTACCATGATGTTGTGACTGATCCACGCTTGAATATCAATCAAACGATGGCTGATGTAGCAACGGATATGGAGAATGGCCCTGAAGTTCTGTATTACCTTGGAAAGAACCCTGATATTGCTGATGAGATTTCACGATTGCCGCCTTTATCGGCTGCAAGAGAACTCGGAAGGATAGAGGCTAAGGTTCTGAATAAGGAAAGTGGGAAGACCGTTAGCGAGGCTCCTAAGCCGACTCCGAAGATTGCAGCAGTTGAAGCGAGTACAAAGCTCAACCCGTCAAAGGGCGAGAGTGACAAAATGACTGACTCTGATTGGATGAAAAGGCGCACCAAGCAAGTTATGAGGAATTAACATGGCTACAAATACTGTTTTAACCCCTACCGTTATTACACGGGAATCCTTACGGGTTCTGCATCAGAAGTGTAATTTCCTGGGTAACGTGAACCGTCAATATGACGATAAGTTCGCACAAACGGGTGCTAAAGTAGGCACTTCTGTGAATGTCCGTATGCCTTCAAAATATACGGTTCGCACAAATGCTACCTTGGCCGCTCAAAACCACGTTGAACGCTCCACTCCACTGACCGTTTCCAGTCAGTACGGTGTTGATGTTTCATTCACTTCCCTTGAATTAACAATGGAACTGGATGACTTCTCGGAACGTATCATCGATCCAGCAATGGCTCAACTGGCCGCCAAGATTGAAGGCGCTTGTCTTGCAGACGCTTACAAATTAGTCAACCAGTACACCAATGCTACAACTGATGGCTTGATGACCTATAAAAGGTTCTCTCAGGGTGGGGCTAACATTACTAAACAGTTAGGCCCATTGTCACAACGTGCCGCTATCATGAATCCTGATTCAGTGGTTGAGTTCACTGATGCTACTAAGGGCTTGTTTCACGCTTCGACTAACATCGAGAAGCAGTACCGTGAAGGCATGATGGGACGTACAGGCGGGTTTGATGTGTTTGAAAATACACTGATGCCTTCCCATACTACTGGAACCTTCGCAGGTTCTCCTTTGACCAACGGCGCTAACTTAGGTACATCAGCAACTGCTAATACATGGGTTTCTGAGACTGCCTTGAGCGTGGATACAGCAACGTCATTAACTACGCTGAAAGCTGGTGATATTATCACTATTGGCAATCTGTATGATGTTCATCCTGAGACTAAGGACAACACTGGCAAACTTAAGACTTTCGTTGTTCAGTCAGATGTAACCTTTACTACATTGGCAACTGCTTATGAAGTGACGGTGAAACCTGGCGCTATGTACGGCACTGGTAACTCGTATAAAAACTGCGTTTTGTCTGGTTCTGCTGATATGGACGGATTGGCTGTTAGTCTTATTGGCGCGACTGGTAGTGCTTTCGGGCAAGACTTACAGTTCCACAAGGACGCTTTTGTGTTTGCAACGGCTGATCTTGAGGATGTGTCCAAGTACGGCGCATGGGGCGCAAGAGCATCATCTGATGGCATCTCTATGAGAATTGCCCGTCAGTACGCTATTGCTTCTGACACGGTTCCTTGTCGTATTGATGTGTTGTTTGGCTTCGCTGGATTGTATCCAGAGCTGGCTAATCGCCACATGTACGAGCAAGACCTTCTGTAAACTTATCGGGGCGGCTTGTATAGCGCCCTTTTTTTAAGGAGCTTAAATGATTAATCCTTTGCATGATTTAGTTATTGTTAAACGAGTAGAAAAAGAACAAGGCATAATTGAATTGGCAGATAAAGAGCCTTCTGGTCTTGGTGAGATAATCGCTATAGGAACAGGCAGGATTCTTGAGGATGGAACGGTTAGACCGTTGGATGTGAGTGTTGGAGACAGTATAATATTTAGCAAGCATACCGGAGCAGATTTAGGTATGGATGATCTCATTATAATGCGTGAAGACGATATATACGGAGTGCTAAATGGCTAAGAAACCATCTAAGAAACTAGGAAATAAGCGCAAAAAGAAAGAAGTCAGCAAGATTGAAGGTGCTGGCCCTTTTGATGTGTTTGTTGCCACGCCAGCATATGACGGGAAAGTTGATTGTGATTATTCCCAGTCTTTGGCTGAGGCGGCATTTTGCGCCCCTTTGTATCAGGTCAAGCTAACGGCCTCGGTGTTAGGTAATGGTGCATTCATTGATTTAGCGAGAAATATATTCGCTAAGATGTTCCTAGAAGACTTCCCTGAAGCTACTCATTTATTCTTTATTGACGCAGATTTAAAGTTTCCGC